TCACCGGATCACCTCAAGGTCTGTGTCGCCGCTTTCACTGACCCTGTGCCGAAGCCCTGGCGTCAGGATAATGCAGCCGCGCGACGCGTCGCCCCGCCGGTTGTCACCGTGAATCATGAAGGCGGTGCGGCCATGGGCCCGGTGGCCGACCGGGGTCAGATCCATGGCGTGAGGGCCGACGCGTCGGCTGTTGCGCGGAGGGTGGATCCGCCACAGTCCAGCCGGGATGGGCCCCTTGCCCCGGACAGTCTCCATGTCCGGGTTATTGCGTCCCTCGTCGAGGGTTCGACCGGCGCCGCTGTATCCGCGGCCGACAAGGGTCCCGTCGTGAATCAGGTCGCCGCTGGTTTGTCGGTAGGTCCACATCGGTCAGCCCTCCCCAGGGGCAGGTGGAAGGGGCGGCGGCGGTTCCGCGCTGTTCGTGCCGCCGATCAGCGCCCAGAGGCCGCCGCCAAGCGCGCCGTAGCCGGCGAGGGCGGCCATCGGATCCATGGCCTGGCCTCTCCAGATCATCACAAAGGGCAGCGCCAGGCCGGCGATCAGCATCGGCAGGCTGTAGAGCCGGCCGATGGCCCAGGTCTCTCCGTCCGGTCCCGTAAAAAGGTCAGTGATCAGCTTGTGCGCGGCCATGTCAGTTGACCGTGACGCCGGCGAGGGCCGCCGCCGACTGGACCGCCAGATAGAGGGCCAGGTCTTCGGCCTCGGTCAAAAGCCGACCGTCGAACAGAGCGGCGTAGGCGACTTTTGCGTTTCCGGTCCCCAAAGAGGCCGTTGTTCATGACTGCAGATGAGCAGATCGGTCGGGAGTGCGACCCGACGTGGTGCCAACACCTCGATCAAAGACTGCACCAGCCGCAAGCATTGAAATGCTTGGGAAGTCGCGGATCATCATTCTTGTGCAGACATAAAAGAAGCCCGACGTCGCCGGCACAGGAATGCTTGCTAGACCGCCTGCTCCGAAGGAAGAATTCCGCCCTGTGAAGTTCGCCGCTGACTGGACAATGCCGGATACTATCGCTTCTCCATCGTTTGCCCCTGACAACGTGGATACGGTCGAAAATGAGCTGGCCGCACAAGCGCGGACCGATGGCCCAGTCGCCGCCACCCCAATCCCGTTCCCTGCGGTTCCCGCAGCCAGAGCCGTCAACTCGATGACGCTGTTGCCGATGGGACAAAAGGCGCTGACGGCGAAGACGCCGGGGTTGGCGTTGATCAGCGCGCCGACCTGGTACGCCGTCGCCTGGGGCGTGGCGCCGAGATTGACCTGAAACCCGGTCGCGCCGCTGCTGACGAAGGTGATTGCCTGACCATTGAGGGTCAGGCTGTCGCCGGGCGCGGGATTGGCGTCGAACCATAGCCGCCCGGTAGCCGCCAGCGCCGGATTGGTCCCGGACGAGGAGACAAGGCCCACGCCTGTGTTGGGATCGACCACCGCGATGATGGTGGCCACGTCCTGGGTGACGCCGAAGCCGTAGTCGATGCCCTTGGGCGTCGCACCATTGCCGTTGATGTCCATATAGCCGGGGCCATAGGTCGGGGCGCCGATCAGGGTGGCGACCGTTGTGCCGGTCACATGGTTGAGCAGGGAGCTGGGGGCGTCGGTTCCGAAGTGGTGTTCGAACACCAGGCCGGCGCTGTCGGGAGCCCAAAGGGTCATCAGGGAACCACCTTGTCGAAGACGGGGATGTTGCGAAACAGCGGGTAGTTCACGCCGTTCAGGGTGAAGACGGGGCCGTCGTCCGGCCGCCAGATGTCATTGCCGGCGATGGTCGCCGCCGAGGCCCGCGCGCCGTAGCGCACCGCCAGCTCCGTCGGCAGGGTGGCCGCGGTCTCGGCGATCAGCGTCCCGGGCGCGCCCGGCCATGGCGGCCGCGTCAGGGCCACCTCGCTGCCGGGCGAGGCGGGGTCGTAGAAGAACCAGCCGTGGTTGGGCTGGGCATAGGTCGGGGTCAGGCCGGTGGCGTAGAAATCCCACGCCCAACCGGCTCCCGGCAGGCCGGACATCGTCACCTGACTGGGGCCGGTGCGGGTCAGGGTCGGCAGGCAGCTGTTCCAGCTGGCGCCCAGCGTGACCACCTCATGCACCCACCAGCCGATGTGCGCCCCGATCAGCGCCGCCTCGACCGCCGCATGGTGCACGCCCGAGCCGGCGAAGCCCCGGTTGCGGCCGTTGTAGAAGAACTGCCCCTCGCCGTTGACGATCTGGAACTTGGCCGGCCAGGTCTCCGCCAGCCAGGCCTCGGCCTTGGCGATGAAGGGGCTGATGTCGTTGCCGCCGCGCTGGTGGGCGTGACTGCCGACAATACCGACCGGGAAGTCGGCGCCCTGGCCCAGGATGTCCTGCTGCAGGCGCTGATGAACGTCGCCGCCGGCTTTCCAGTAGTCGAGGATGTCGCTCCGCGCCTGGGTCTCGCCGATGTTGTTGTCATAGCCATTGGCGCCCCACAGATGGGCCCCGGCGATGACGCCGATGGTCTTGCCCTCCGCGTCGGCGGCGGCTTTGGCGGCGGCAAACCAGGCCTCGATGGCGGTGAAGTGGCTGGTTCCATGGCTGAACTGGGCGATGGCGGCCGACGACAGCCCGATGTGGACCGGCAGAACGCGCTTGCCGTGAACCGCGAAGCTCTTGCCGTTCACCTCGGTGATCAGCTGCTCCAGCATGTCGCCGATGGCCGGCGCCATGTTGCCGCCCCAGTGGTTCTGGCCGGAGATGTATTCGGCGCCCTGCGCGGGCTCGAATCCGGTCAGGCCGAAGGCGCCGGACCAGTGACGCGGCCGGACGGCGTCCAGCATGATGACCATGTCGCTGGGCGTGCGCGGCAGCATCGGCACGGCGTCGGCGTCCTCGGAATTGGACTGGCCCGAGATGGCGATAATGTTGATGTCATAGGGCAGCACCGGCGGCGGCTCGAAGATGCGGAAGGCGCCGGCCAGGCCGGAGAAGTCGGCGCCGGGCACCTTCTGGCGCACCACGGTTCCGACGGTTCCGGTATTGGCGGTGTACCAGGCGGGGATCGTCCAGCCGTTCGGATCGGTGATCGCCCAGCCCTCGTCGCGCCCGGCCTCGGACGAGACCGCATCAAGGAAACCGCCGCTGGTCAGGCCGAGCATCGAGGCGGCGTCGCCGGCGGCCAAGGCGATGTCGGCCAGGGCGGCGCTGGTCTGGTCGGTGAGATCGGCGGCGGCGGTCGCGCCCTGGCCGGCCAGCAGGGCGATCTGCGCCCCGGCGGCGGCATTCACCGCGTCGGTCGCCGAGGCGACGCCGTCGATGGCCCCTGCGATGTCGCTGACAAGCCCGGCGTAGTCGCGATCCGTGACCGGATCGCCGGTCACGGGGTCGAAGCTCAGCACCATGCCCTTGCGGGTTTCGGCGGCCGGCAGCGGACCGGGCGCCTCGCCCATCGGGGCCGTCAGGGCGCGGGCGATGTCCCGGGCCCGGTCCTGGGCGATCAGGGTCAGCCGGTCCAGCGCCGCCTCATGGGTCTCGGCGGGAAAGGCGTCGGCGGTGATGTAGTCGGCCGGCTGGATCAGGGCGGTGTCGGACCAGACGGTCAGGATCTCGCCAGGGGCGACAGGGACCGGCGTGCTGACCGCGCCGCCCTCCGGATCGCCGGCGCCGGTGATGGTCAGGCCGGTCAGCGGCGTGGCGTCGCCACCGGCTGCGGTGACGCTCGCGCGGAGGTCGCCGGCGTCCAGAAAGCGAAACGGGATCGGAAACGGCCCGGAGCCGCCGTCGCCGGCATAGCTCACGAAGCGGGATGAGGGGACGGTGACGGTCATGCGGCTCCCGTGGGCGCGGTGCGCCTGTCGGTTGGGGGGAGCGGCTTGTCCGGTCGCGCAGCGGCGCGAGGCGGGTCCGGGAGAGGTCGAAAGTCAGCTGGCGGCGGTCAGAACCGGCGCGGGTCGCTATCGAAGCGACCGCCTATTATCCCACGATCCGGGAAAAAAGGCATAGCCGCCGCGAAAAGTCGCCGACGGTTGCCCGACAGTCGGGCGTCAGTCGCCAGAGCCCTTCCTGGCGCCGGTCCTCAGGGCCGCATAGGCCTCTGGCGCGCCCATCCGCTTGGCCCAGTCGGCGGCGGTCAGGCCCTGCTTGTCCCGGATTTCAGGATTGGCCCCGTACTTCAGCAGCATCGCGATGCGCCCCGGGTCATTGTTCCTTGCCGCCCTCATCAGGGGCGTGCCGCCGTCGGCAAGCGAGCCCAGATCGGGATCCGCCCCGGCCTTCAGCAAAGCTTCGGTAATGGCATGGGTCCTGGCCAGTATCAGGGGGGACTTGCGATCACTGCCGCCGCCGATTTCGAGCGTGATTTCCCTTATGTCCGGGTTGGCGCCCGCGGCCAGCAAGACCTTGACCGATGACAGCGCTCCGCTTCGCGCGGCGAGAGTCAGGGCCGTGCTGTCCCGGATCTCCATCCCCTCCCAGAGCCAACGGAACCGCTGATCAACCTTGACCCCGGATTCGATCAACACCCTGACGACCTTGGGATGATTGCACTGCGCCGCCTGCGCGAGCGCGCCGATGGTAGAGCCGTCCTCGATGTTCAGAGCCGGATCGGCGCCCTGGGCGATCAGGGCGCGCACCTGTACAAGATCGCCCCGGGCCGAGGCGCGGACAAGCCTCGCCGACTGGCGGGTCCGCATCAGCCATTTCTGCTGATCCGGCTTCAGACCAGGCGGCGTTGCGGCCCTGCCCGCAACTTCGATGCGCGCCAGCTTCAGGTCGCCGCCGCGGAGGGCTTCCGCCAACAGACCGCTGTCCCGATCCCACGTCACAGGTTCGCTCCAGTCCGGATCGCGACAGAGGACGTCCTCCCACCATCGGCCTAGCCAGGTGGTGGTCGCCGCCTCGGAATAGGGCGAAACATTCGCCTCGATGGCCTCTTCGCCGGGGACCCCGGGGACGATTGTCTTTTTGTCGCTCGACGGTCCGCGTCCTCCGGTCACGGCGAGCGGACCTGGCGGCCGACGCCGCGCTGCTGACCAAACGACCCTGTCAGGCCTCAGGCGCGCCGGCGGATTGCGCAGGACAGCCAGGGCCTCCAGCGCGCCCTTGTCACGGGCGACCTGGGCCGCTGTCCGCCCGTCAAGCAATCGGATGTCGGGATTGGCGCCATATTGCAGGAGAAGCCTGACAAGCCCCGGTGCATTGCTTTCTGCGGCGGAAATCAAGGGCGTCAGCCCGGTCTCCGGATCGGCATAGTTGGGGTCCGCCCCCGCCCTTAGGAGCGCCCTGGCGATCGCCCGGGACGGAAGTTGCAGCAGGGGCGGACCTGCCGTGACATACCCGTTGAACCCCTCATTGTACTCTAGCCCATTCGGGTCGGCGCCGGCGGCCAGCAGGACTTCGACCGCTTCCAGGGCATTGCTGTCCACGGCTAAGGACAGCGGTCGACTCTCATTCTGATAACGATAGTTGTCGGTCCAGAGCACCCGCCGATCGACCTCGCCGCCCGCCGCGATCAGCAGCCGAAGCGCCTTCGGGCGATTGCACCGCGCCGCTATGGCGACGGCGCTCAGGGCGGAGTCATCCTCAAAGGCGATGTTGGGGTCCGCGCCCTGGGCCAGCAACAGCTTGACGTTCCCCGGGTCGCCCAGCAGCACCGCATCATTCAGCCGGCCCGACAACCGGGTCCGGTCGATCCAGCGCTTCTGCGCGGGCGGCAGACTGGGGAACGTCGCCGCGCCGCTGGAAATGGCCCGCCGGGCGGCCACCTTGTCGCCCCTGCGCATCGCCTCCGCGAGCGGCGCGCCGTCCCCGGTGGCCTCCCCGTCAAACCGCGGCGAGTGCCTGCAGTGGACATCCCGGCGCCGCGATTCACGCCACGCAATCTCTTCGGCTTCGGAGCGAACCTCCATCCGGGGCGGCGGCTTCAACTCGTGAAGCACCGCTGAAGACGCGGGAACGCTCAGCACAGGATCCGCCGTCGCCGGGATCTGGCCCTGGGTCTGGACGGGCAATGCAGCCGCTCGTCCGGCCGGCGGGGCGGGTGGCGTTTCCGCCTGGCCGCAGGCCGCAAGAAGCCCCGCCAAAAGCCACACTGCCTGTCTCATCGCCAACACCTCTCGACGAGAACAAAGCAAAAACACTCGTCGCGATCAAGGACTTTTATTCCGGCCCAGGCCATGCGCGCGACTCAGTCTGGCCGCCCTGCATCGGCCTGCTGTTCCTCCCGCAGATAGTCATCGTAGAGACGTTTCAGTTCGTCGAACTTTTTCGAAGGCTGACGCTTTTTGGAGGGCAGTTTGAACCTGCTAACGCCGGTTTTGGCCTCCGGAAAGCTGGCCCAGCGTCCTGCGGCGATGTTGACAGCCCCCGCGACATCCCCCTTCAGCAGCGGTTCCACTAGGCCGATGTGCCGAAGCAGGTCGATCGCCGTCAGATCCTGCGATTCTGGCGAGAAATTCTCGAATTGCAGGCCGGCCTTTCCAAACTCGTTCCAGGTCTCGGTATTGAACTGATACTTGCCGCTGACGAACCCAGGATGGACCGCCCAGACGGCGCGCGGGTTCCTTTCGCCAGGGGGGCCACCGACCTTGGTGTTGTAGTCGGTGTTGCCTTCAGCCCAGGCGATCAGACGAAGGAAGGCCCGCACCTCGGGGCTGCTAGCCCGAAGTTCGGCTGCGTCCTGGCGGCGAGCCAGAGAAGGGGTGTTTCTCACTGGCCGCCGGTACAGTCGGCGAAGCTCACCGCGGGCCTTTTTTTCCTCCGGCGACATCAATCCCTCACGATAGGAATCCGCATTCAGGCGACGCTCCCTGGCGGCCTGGGCCTCAGCGTCGCTGACCGGTTCGAGCCGAACTGTGGAGGTCAGGCCCGAGCTGTCCACGACCCGCCGCGCAAAGGCTCCCTTTGAATCGACCACCAGGCCGTCGGGATCGGGAATTTGGCCAAGTTTTTTGTTCAGTAAGCGGGTTTCGGTCGAGATGTCGCTTTGCGGCTTCGCTCCCGGCCCGCGCCAGGGGCGGAAGTCGGGAGACATGGCCGGTCGCCCGGCCCCACCCAGCTTGCTCTCCACCTCGTTGTAGGCGACACGGTACAGGCGAGCGCCGCCATCAGCGGGGCGCCCAAGCGCGACCGACGGAGCCTCGGCCGCCGTCGCTCTCCAGTCAGGATCACCCCGTCTGGCCGCGTCCCTGACATCTCGCCAAAACAACAGATCGTCCGGCCTGAGTCGCCCGCTGAGCGCACCCATATCAAGGTCGCGAAAAGCCTCTGGATCGCTGGCGGCCAGAGCCTTCAACCCTGTCGTCACCTCCGGATCCGGCTCCCGCCACGGCGCCTCAAAATGCCCCTGCACCGCCGCCTTTTGCCGGTCACTCAAGGCCGCCCAGACCTCGCCGGGAAGATCGGTCCATGCAGTGACGCCCGAGTCCGCCGACAGATAGGGCGCGACCTTCGTCCAGGCGGCGTCCTCATGAGCCTCGCGGGCCATGCGGGCGGCGCGCCAGGCCCCGATGGCGGCGCCGTGGAAGGCGGCGACCCGCGCCGGATCATCCCCGGCGGCGGCCCGGCTGCTGGCCATCAGGCCCTCGAGATTGTCGGCCAGATCGGCGGTCCCGGCCGCCAGGTCGCCGACCTTGGCGCGCGCTTCGCGGCGCAACTGTTCGGCCTGGATCGCCGAGGTCAGCTCAAGTCGAACCGTCTCCGGCAGGACCGCCTCGCGGTCGCCCATCACCATGGCCGCGCGGTCGGGATCGCTCGCCGCCAACCGGGCGATACGGCCGCCCTCGACCTCGACCAGCATCTGGCGCTGGGCCTCGCGCACCGCCGCGCCGTCCACCCCGGCGGACCTCAGCCGCGCGCCACGCGCCGCCACCGCGGAGGCCAGGGCCGCCCGGCCCAGCGTCTCATCGAGATCGGCCTGGCGCAGATAGTCCTCGACCCCCTGCGCCTCAATCTCCTCGGATAGGGCCTGACCACGGGCCTCGCGGGCCTGCGCCGTTCGGGCCGCCGCCTCGGTCGAAAGCGCCGCCTGTCTGGGCGCGATCGCCGCTTCGAATGCGCCGCGCAGGTCTGGCGGCAGGCTTCGGGCGGCCTTGCGTGCGATGATCTCAAGTGTCTGGGCTGGCGAACCATCGGGATTGTTCAGCGCCGTCGAGTCCTGACTAGGCTGGATAGAGCGAACGGTATCGGCCGCCGCCCGGCCCCAGCCGGCCACCGCTTCCTGGGTCTGCAGCAGAGCTTTGTCGCTGGCGGAGGCCCGGAGGCTGGCGCGATCAGGGTCGGATAGACGATCCGGCTGGCGCCGCGCCAGTCCTGTAACCGTGTTGGCGATCCCGCCAGCGACCGCCAGGGCCTGGCCCGCCTGTCGCAGATCATCACCAAGGCCCGGCCCGAAATCGGCCGACGAGGACAGGCCGCCCAGCGGGACACGGGTCCGCTGGCGGTAGCGTGGAATGGTCACCATGGTCTCACCATCCTCTGTGGGGTTTGCCGAACAGGGCGGCGTTGGCGCCCGGCGCCCAGTTGAAATGACTCATGGCCCCAAGACCGCGCTTGCCGAAGATGCGCTGCAGCCCGCCGGTGCGTTCCTCGCCCAGCATTCGGGCCTGGTTGTCGAGTTCCTGCATCTTCAGCCGCCCCTCGTATCGAACGTTCAGCGCGTCCAGCTCCGCAAGAGCGGCATCCTGAGCCATCAGCAGGCTGTTGGTTCCGCCAAAGCCGGTTCCGCTCTCGGCGATGGCGGCCCGCTGGGCGGCGAGCGTGTCGCGCGACTCCCGGCGCAGGCTCTCTTCCTGGGCGGCGCTCTGGTCGCCCACGGTGCGTGCGTTCTCGCGCGCGACCTGGCTGCCGTAGGCCCTCTGGGCGGCGCTGGCCTGCCCGTCGGCGACGTTGCCGGCGACGCCCATGACGCCGCTGGCGATGTTCATGATCGCTCCTGCCCAGGCCATTGGCCCTTCTCCTTCTGTTGAATGATGGCCCAGCGCTCGGCGTCGCCGCCGTCCTCGCAGTAGGCCTGCATGACGCCTTCGCAGATGAACCCCAGCATCAGGGTCCAGCGACGGGCCGGTTTGAAACTGCAGGCGGTCACCGCCTCGATCCGCCGGAACGGCGCGGTTTCCAGATAGCGGCGCACGGCCCGGGTCGCGGTCAGCATGCCGGCGCCGGCGTCCTGGGCCAGCAAGGCCCAGGCCTCGCCTCGCCCTCCGCCTCGGTCGATGACCCCGCCGCAGCCGGTGATCCTGTCCCCGCAGACCAGGGTCCAGGCGCATCCGTCCAGTTCCAGCGCGTCTGCCGAAGCCCGGTCGATGCGACCGCGCCAGGCCGCCTGGGCCGGCTGCAGGGTCAGGGCGTCGAGATGAGCCGCCCGGAAGGGCAGCACCTCACCCGTCATAGGTCACCAGCTCCGGGTAAAGACCGATCAGGGTGAAGGGAAAGACGTCGTCCCCCTCCAGGGCGATGGTCGCCGCGCCGTCATAGTCGCCGGGGAAACTCATCGCGACGTCACCGGTCGACAGGGCCGGCGCCGCGTCCATTGCGGCGTCCGCCGGGCGGTGCTGCAACGGGTCGGTGTCGCCCAGCGCCGGACCGAAGCGGCCGCCAAGACTGTCCAGCAGGCGCACGGTCAGGCCGTGGATGCGCTTGGTCTTCGCCTGGGATGTTCCCGCCGCAGCGCCGGCCTCGAGCGGCATGAGCTGCCCGGCATAGGGGCAGGCCAGGCCGGCCACCACACGGCGCGCCGGCGCTTGCAGGGTGACCGCGCCGCCTTCGACGATGCGGGCCGGATGAGCCGCTCCATCGGCCTTCAACACCACGGTCTCGCCTTCGAGATGATCCAGACCCGACAGGGTCGAGACCGGGTCGCCATCCCGGGTCAGGGCGCTGGCCGCATAGACAGCCAGGGCGGGATCATCCCCGGCCTCGTATTCCGCCGCCAGCCGCTCGACGTACCGACAGGTCTCGCCATTGATCAGGCGACGGACGATCAGCCAGACGTCGTCCCGGAATCCGTCGGGCGAAGGGATAACCGCCACGGCCTCCACCGCGCCGCCGAGGCCGTGACGTCGCCAGGCGAAGACCCGGTCCTCCAGCTGAAGGGTGAGAGCCTCCAGCCCGCCGTCCGCGGTGACGCACCAGACGCTTTCGTGCGGCGTCTGCTGCCAGGCCATGGCGACGATCGGCGAGATCAGGCCGCGATACTTGTTGAGGTCCAAGGCCTCATAGCCGTCCTGACCGGGCACAAGCAGGCGCAGCCGTCGGCCCAGTCGCTCGGCGAACACCACCCCGGCGCCGACCACGATCGGTTCCACGCCAACGCCGCCCCAGGCGGTCTCCGGATCCTGCTGGGTGTTTCCGGGCCCATAGGCCTGGCTGCTGGTCTGGGCCTTGAGACTGTGCTCCCCGCCATTGGTGCCGACCAACAGGACCGACCGCGTCGGCGTCACCCATTCCACCGGGTTGCCCTGCGCCGACTGGATCGACAGCACCACGGCGCTGTCGGGCAGCACCTCGCCATGCTCGCGGGCCTCGAAGTTGGTGAAGTCGCCGGAGACCGAATGCCAGACCTGCTGGCCGCGAAACCAGGTCAGCCGTTCGCGAAAGAAGCAGACATTGTCCGGCCATCCCGCGGCCGCCGACCAGGCGCCGTGTGCCCAGCGATGGGTCGGCTGGCTGGCCAGCTCCTCGGGCAGGCGCGACAAGACCAGGCCCGTGGCCAGGGTCGGCCCGAGCACGGCGGTGATCCGCACATGGCCGTAACCGGCGTGCAGATACTCCCATTCCGCCCCGATGGAGCCGACGGCGCCATCGCCCTTCTGTTCTTCGCCGGTCCCGTCCCAGGCCCGCCCCCGGGTGTGAACCGGCAGTTCCTCGCCACAGATGGCCGGCTTGTCACTGGTGTCGACCGGTCCCACCTGGCTGCATCGGTAGTAGCGATAGTCGGCCCGGCGATAGTCGCCCACGTCGGTTGTCGTCCGGACCTGCCAGGCGCGCACATCGGCGCCGTCCTCCAGGTCCATCTCGAACAGGGCGCCGACATGACCGGCATCGAAGATGGCGGCGCTGGCGCTGAGGGTCACGGTTCCGCCGACGGTCAGGGTTCCCGTCGCGGTCACCGTGATCGCCTCGTTGATGTTCTGATCCTCGAACGGCCCGCCCCGGGCGTCAAAGGGCTCAAGGCTCCAGCGCAGATTGGCCAGGCGCTTCAGCACCCGTGGCGCATGCCCGGCGCAGGCCAGATAGATCACATCCCCGGACTGCTCGAACCGGATGCCGAAACTGCCGTCCGGCCTCGTCAGATCGGCGGCCTGATACGGTGAGTCGATCTCGTAGATTTCGCCGTCGAGCGCTCGCCACCAGGCCTCGTCCGGCGGGCTGTGCGCTGTATGGGCGGCGATGCAGCGGTAGTTGACGCCGCCCGTGGCGACCAGGTCGCCGACCTCATAGGCTTCTGCGCCGGACCAGGCCGCCACCTCGCCAGTCACCAGTCGGCCTCTGGACCGGAAGAAGCGGATGTAGCCGGGGCCGAACTCCAGGATGAAGGCGTCCGCCTGGCTGAACACGAACGGCGCGAGCCAGCAGCGCTGGGCCGCGTCCTTAACCGGTCCGACGAACACCGACCCCGCCGCCCGCTGCAACGCGCCCTGAACCCTCGGGATCAGGTTGTCGCAGCGGGACAGGCCCGTCTGCCAGAGCTCGAGGTCCGGCCGACCGCCCATCAGCGGCGAGAGCAGGCCGGCGTTGAAGGAGGTAATGGCGGGGTTGGCTTTCATCGGAGGTCCTGATCGGGGGAAGGGGTCAGAGGCGGGCCAGCACCCAGCTGCCGTCCGGCATGGTTTCGGGGGGCGCCTCGATGGCGTTGACCCGGAAGGCGTCCCGCAGGCTCAGCTGGTAGTCCCGCAACGCCGCCTCCTTCTTGCCGGAGGACTGGGTGAGCTTTTCCGCCAGATCGAAGGCCAGACGGCAGGCCACCGCCTCGGTGAACAGCGGATCCCAGGCGGCGACATCCTCGATCCGCCGCACATAGCGGATCTCCAGAGGGGCGGCCGCGTCGGTCAGGATGCGGCCGCCTTCCAGGGCGAAGGCGGGACGAGGACCGGCGATCATCTCCCCGGCCCCCGTCGCCAGGGCTGCGCCGCCGATTTCGACCAGCTGCAGGCAGTCGGCGGGCAGGGGGAACTGGCGGCCAAAACCAAAGGCCGGGGCCTCGGCTTCGGCGCTCAGTCGGGCGCGGGCCATGGCGAAATGCCAGCGGTTGGCCCGCAGGCAGAGGTCCCGAACCGCGTCGAACCGGCTCTTCAGCCAGCGGGCGCGGTCGTCGGGGTCATCGAAGGACAACACCGGCCGCTGACCCAGCTTGGCCAGCGCCGCATTGCCGACGGTCGTCTGCGACGCGGCCATCGCCTTCAGTATCCGCCGGTGAAGCGGACCCGCAGGCTGACGGTGCCGGCGGCGCTGCCGACGGTGTCGGCGGTCAGGGCCAGGTCATAGTCGACCTGCGGATCGGCGCTCAGGCCCAGAAGCTCCCACAGGCGCTTTTCGACCTTGTCGTGGTTGGCGACCGTGGCCTCGTAGGTGACGTCGGACCCGGCGACGATCGAGGAGAAATCCAGGGTCGAGGCGAACAGATCGTCGTCGACGACCGCCCCACCGTCGGCCGCGGTGCGATAGAGGCCCAGATCAAAGCCGGTTCCGCCGGTCAGGGCGTCGCTCCAGACGGTGATCTGGCTGACCCGGTCCGAACTGCGCAGCCGGGCCATGCGATAGACGCTGCCGTTGTCGTCGGCGGCGGCCACCTCGGCCGTGCCGACCGCCTCGAACAGCGGCCCCCGCACCAGATGGGCCGGGCTGGGCACCCGCGGGCTGGCGTCCCGGTTGGCGATGGCGGTGGATTTGGTGTTGGCGATAGCCATGGATGGATCCTTTGAATTCTAGGGTGAGCCGCGGTCACTCCTCCCCCCTTGGGGGAGGGGGACCGCGCGCGCAGCGCGTGGTGGAGGGGGTCGCCACCGGTGGGGGCCATCACGAAGCCGCCGCCGTCCGTCGGGGACCCCCTCAGTCGTCGCCTGTCGGCGCCGACAGCTCCCCCGGGGGGGGGGGGGCAGTGTCGGCCCGTGGTCATCAGCTCTCGGTGCAGAGCACCTCGACGACCTTCTTCTCTTCGGTGCGGGTGGCGCCGATGGTCACCGAGCCGGTGACCTCCATCGGATTGCCCTCCAGGTCGCGGCGCGGCCCGATGTCGGTGGCCACATCCGACCAGACGCCCAGATGCATGCCGCTCTTGGCGTAGATCGGCACCCGGCGGTTGGCGCCCGACAGGGTCAGGCGCTCGCAGTGGACGAACTCGATGCCGAGGAAGCGGGTGATGATCCCCTCCTTCAGCACCGGCCGGTCGCCGCCGTTGAAGTCGGCGCTGGTGATCTCGATCTCGCCCAGCAGGGCGTCATGCTGCACGCTGTTGACCACGCAGATGATCGGGTCGTTGGCCAGGTCGACCTCGTTGGCCATCAGGATCTTCTTGGCCGCCCGCAGCTTGTCGAAGGTCAGCCCGACCCCGCCCGCCGCCACCTGCTGGCTGGCCGGAAAAGCCGTCGTCGTCCCGCCCTGCTTGCCGGTCCGGGCGTCGGCGAAGAAGGCGCGGATGATCTCGTCGTCGATCCGCCGGCCGAGACTGGCGGTGCAGGCCTGGACCAGCGGGTTCTGCGGGTCGGAGGCGGTCTGCAGCAGGTCGATGTTGTCGACGATGTCGCTCCAGTCGAAGAAGCGCGGATAGGCCCAGCGCCGGTCGACCGGGGTATTGGCGCTTTCCTTGGGCACGGCCCGGCCGGTGCGCTCGCGGGCTTCGGTGACGCCATACTGGTCGACGGGCGAGGCGCCTTCGCCCTTGTGCATGCCGACCATCACATGGTTGCGCAGCCGGCTGCCGCGCTGTTGCAGAAGCAGGCTCGCCGTCTTGGCGAACTCGATACGATAGTGGGCGGACAGGTCCGTCATGGACATTGTTCTCCGATCTCAAGAGTGGATTTGGGATCGGCTTGTCCGCCGCTGGCGGGTCCGCTTCCTCCCCCCGCAACACGCGTGACGCGTGGGGGAGGGGGTGCGCGGGTTTATGAAGACCCGGCACATTTCGGCGCCGATAACGCCGTTTCAGATTTGAGGCGGCCGACGGCTACCGCTCGCCCCCCGCGATCCGGGTCAGACGCGACCATTCCGCCTTCTCGTCCGCGCCGCCGGACATCCAGCGGGCTTGCCAGGCCTGGTCGCGGCGCAGGGCGGCGATGCGGCTTTCGGCCTGCTCGCGGCTCATGCCGAAGCCCGGGCGACCCTCGCCCTCGATGAAGCGGTCCTCGGCCAGACCCTTGCCGATCTCGGCGAACAGCCGGGCGGTGCGCCGGGTGCCCAGCGCCGTCTCGATGACGCCCATCTCGTCGCGGCTGAGGCCAAAGGTCAGGGCGCCGCGCCGGAACTGTTCGGTGTTCTCGGCGAACTTCGGTCCCCATTCTGTCTTCAGGTCTTCCCAGTCAGCCTCGCTCTGGGCCTCGAACGCCGCCTGGGCGGCCTGCGCCCGCTCGCCGACATAAGCGTTCCACTTCTCGGCCAGGGCGGCGGCGCGGCTCTTGCCGACGCCGGCCTCGAACAGCCATTCCGCCGCCCGGCCGCTGAACTCCGGGTCTGCCCCGGCCAGCTCGCCAAAGCCGTAGTCCTGCGCCGTCTCGGGTCGGCCAAGGGCGGCGAACACCCGGCTGTAGCCGTCGGCGTCATCCTCTCCGGCCGGCAGCACCACCCGGCGATTGTCGTTGGAAATCATCCGCTCCAGCGAGGCGAAGCTGGCCCCCAGGGCCTGCACGTCCTTGAAGCCCTTGCGCTCCATATAGCCGCGCGTCGCCGCGTCGCTGAAGTGATCGAGAAAGGACACTGCTCCCCCCTCCGGGGCGCTGTCGCTTGAAAGACCGGCCGAGGGGGACCCCGCCGCCGGCTGCCGTTCCTCGCTTTCCATCAGCTCACTGATCATTGCGCTCTGGTCACTCATCCTCAGCCTCTTCTCTCAGATTGAACAGGGCCCGGTCGTCGATGGCGACCATGGCGCGGATACGATTGAACACCTCCTGCCGGCCGATCAGCCGCATCGAGGCCAGCGGATCGACCGCGCCGTCGGGGCTGCGCGCCACCGGCGCCTCGGGGATCAGGCAGAAGCGCTTGAGATCGGCCAGCACGGCCCGGGCCTCGCCATGGCCGCCGTCGCCGAACAGGGCCTGATAGGCGCGCTTTCTTCGGTGCAGGGGATGCAGAACGGTCACTGGCCGCCCTCCAGCAGCCCGGCCGCCGCCGCATCCTTCGCCACCCCGGCCGCCTGACCGGCGGCGCTGAGCAGGGCCTGCAGCTGACCGGCCCGGGCGTCCCGCTCGGCCATGGCCGCCATATCCTCTTCGCTGTGCAGCAGGTCAGCGGGGGCGCCGCGGATCTCGGCCAGACGGCGCAGGGTTTCGGGACCCTTGATCATCCGCGTCGCGGATGGATCGAACTGCCCGACGGTCGCCGCATCCTCCAGCAGTCGCAGGATCGCCACCCCTTCGTCGGCCTTCTGGGCCCGGGCGAGGGGGGAGGTGTATTCGATGTCGGCGACGACATCCTCGAAGCCCTCCAGTTCGGGCGGCATCGGCGGCAGGGCGCCGGCGGCGGCCAGGATATCAAGCTCGGCCTGGATCATCGGGGCCAGCAGCTCCGACTGCAGTCGGCCCATCACCGGCGCCAGCAGGGCGCCCTTTTCCTGGGCCCGCAGCATCGCCTCGGTGGCGGTCATCTGCGGCGTCTCGACGAGGATCTGGAACAGACTGACCAGAAACGCCTGATTGATCGCCTCCCGGGTCTGGTTGACCATCTCCAGGGTGATCGGAAGATTGGCCCCGATCTGCAACGGCCGGACCAGCTCGGTCCCGTCCAGACCCAGGGCGCCGCGATTGAGCGCCCGGGGCTGCAGCTTGAAGCCGGTCAGCCCGCCCTCGTCCGACAGCAGCAGCGGCGGTTCGGCGATCAGCTGCCCGGTGCGCAGAAGGGTCTTCTGCTGCTCGTTGACGGTCTTGATGTCGGCCAGGACCGTCATCGCCGGACCCCGGCCATAGACCTCGCGCGGCGCGGTCACATAGCGGGCCACGGCATAGCGCAGGGTGCGATAGCCCTGCTCCTTGAGAACCTTGCGGCCTTCAAAGGCGACATAACGGCTGGCGAAGGCCATGCCCCGCCAGTCCTTGCGGCTCCAGTCAGCATCCTCGCGCGGGCAGACGCAATGGATCAGCTCGAACCGTCGGTTGGGTTCGCTCTCCGCCGCCCGGACGATGCTGTCCGGCGTCTCGTCGCCAAACCGCTGCACCCACTGGCGGGCCGTCAGTTCGAACTTGCGATGCACCGTGTCGACCACGCCCTGGAAGTTCTCGGCAAACCAGGTCTCGGCGAAGGGAATGGCCCGGTAGCGCAAGGGCCCGGCCTCGCCGCCGGCCATGCCGGCGTCGTCGACAAACAGCGCGCCGTTGCCGAAGGCGCCGAGCCCGACATAGGTTTCATGGGCCTGGGAGGCGAAGTTGGCGCCCGGCGCGTAGCGGGCCGAAAACAGGGCGGCGTTGACCTGTTGCAGCCACAGCCGGACCCGCTCCGGAACCGCCGATCCACCGCCCATCGACAGTTCGTGCCAGCGCTGTGTGCGGGGCGTCAGCATGCTCTCGATGGCGGCGGCGAACTTGTCCAGCGCCAGCGGGGCGGTGGAGTCGAACACCTTCTCGTTCAGCTTGCCGCCATTGCTGCGACGGGCGCCGCCAAAGTCCTGCTGGCGGGTCAACACCCGTTCGGCGACCTCCTGGCAGTGGCCGTCCAGGCCAGACCGCTCGGCCTCCATCGAGGCCTGACGGCGCAATACGTCTTCGGCGCGACTGTCAGTCAATTGAAGGTCTCCGGGGGTTGGTCGGGGACGGCGGGGCCGTCCATCGAAGCGGTCCCCATTATCCCACGTCGGGGCGATGAAATGTATAAAAAGTACAGGTTGCGGGCTTTTTGAAAGGCCCGATCCGTGTCCGACCGGGCCTGTGTCCTGCGACCTCCGGAGTCAGCCCATCAGGGTCCGCGTCGCCACCCCGCCCTCGGTGCGGCCAAGGGCGTTGGCGATGAAGGTCGCAGACCGGCCTTCGCGACGACGAAGCCGGTCGGCCTCCTCGGATCGCAGTCGGGCCTGGTTCAAGGTCGGCGGCGGAGGCGGGGGTTTGGGGGGTTTGATGTCAGGTTCCATAGGGGTCTCCTTAAAGAACGAAGCGGCTTTCATTATCCCATGTTTGACGGGGTCGATCACATCGCGATGCTGAACTTCTCCCCGGATCCCTGGCCGCATTCCGCGACGGTTCCAGGGCGCACCGAGCACCTTCAGTCGAACACGCTGCCTGGATCGGCGAAGGCCGCCATGGCCGGCTTTGGCGGGCCGGCCAGCCTGTCCATCACCCGGCCCATCAGCGACAGGGTGTCGACCTCGTCGTCGTGGCGGCCCATCGGGAAAGCGACGCATTCCTCGATGAAGCAGTCGCCGTCGGCGTCGTCGCGCACGTGGACCCTGCCTTCGCGGACCAGACTCTGCGCCGCCCGCGCCCGGCTGGTCTTGTCCCGGGCTGAACTCAGCCACTCGAGGTGACACGACAGTCGCCGCTCTCTCAGTTTGGCCCTCAGCATTGGCTCGACGGCCCGCTGGATCACTCCGGCCTCGCCATACCAGCGGTGAATGCCGCCGAGGGGGCGGAAGGCCTGGACCAGATCGGCCTGGGCCTCGATCCACTCATCACTGGCGGTTCGCCCGCCCCAGGCCGCAATGCGCCACAGGTGTCCCTCGCCATCCACGCCCCAGACGACCAGCCGGGTGTAGTCGCCGCGCCCTTCGCTGACTGCATAGTCGCTGGAGCCGTAGTAGCGCAGGCCCGCGGGCAGGTCGGTCTCGGCGAACCGGCGAAAGCAGGACCGCTCGAAATAGCTGCCCTCGTCCGGCCG